AAGGGGAGACCACAGCGAGTGACGGGGACTTTCCCTGAAGCGCTAAAGCAGGGCAGGACTGCAATGCCGCACCAACCACACAAGCGGGCGAGGAAGCGCGAGAAGTTAAGTACACACAAGCTGTGGCCACAGCGGCGGACAGTTAATCCGCAAAAACAGTGTGCGGCTGATGAAAAGGCGCGGCGCGGTGTGGCGCCGAAATAACTGTGTAGCCCATGTTTGAGAGGCCCAAGAGGCCCGAATGGGCGGGGAAAGACTGTTACTGTAGCCAAGGGGTGGGGGCTGGTAGCAAAACAGGAGGAAAGCATGGAAATCACAAAACGGCGGCTTGCGGATATTGTGCCGTATGCCGCAAACGCAAAAAAGCATGATAAGCGGCAAATCAACAACGTTGCGGAAAGCATCAAGCAGTACGGTTTTGTACAGCCGATCGTGATTGACCGTGACGGCGTGATCGTAATCGGCCACTGCCGCGCTTTGGCGGCAAAGAAGCTGGGTATGGAAGAAGTACCGTGCGTCTGCGTGGACGATCTCACACCGGAGCAGGTGAACGCCCTGCGGCTGGTGGATAACAAGAGCAACGAGAGCGACTGGGATTTTGACCTTCTGGCTGATGAGTTGCCCGGTCTCGACCTGTCGGGCTTTGACTTTGATTGGGGTCTGCTGGAAGATACAACGGATGAAGTCGCTGAGGATGAAGCACCGGAGGTTGACGAAGAATCTGACCCAATTACAAAACTGGGCGATATTTGGAAGCTTGGGCGGCACCGGCTTATGTGTGGGGACAGCACGTCCGCGGAATGTGTACAAAAGCTCATGGGGGGGGCACAAGCAGACCTTTTGCTTACAGACCCGCCATATAACGTTAATTATGGTTCGGTTAGAGATGTGAGCGAAGCCGTTAAGCGGCACCGTAGGACAGACGGGCTGATTATAAAGAACGACAACATGGAAGACGAGGCATTCAGACAATTCTTGACTGACGCATTTACGAATGCAAACGAGGCGATGAAGCCAGGGGCAGTCTTTTACATTTGGCACGCAGATAATGAAAGCTACAATTTTAGAGGTGCGTGTAGAGATGTAGGGTGGGAAATCAGGGAATGCCTAATCTGGAATAAGAACACATTCTGCATGGGTAGACAGGACTACCAGTGGAAACACGAGCCGTGCCTATATGGATGGAAGGATGGGGCTGGGCACTTGTGGGCAAGCGATAGAAAGCAGACAACCGTTATTGATATTGACAAGCCGAGCAAAAGCGAATTACACCCAACCATGAAGCCCGTTGCCTTATTCGACTATCAAATCAAGAATAACACCAAGGGCGGTGACATCGTGCTCGATCTGTTTGCTGGAAGCGGTACAACCGTTGTTGCGTGCGAACAGAACGGCAGAAATGCTTATGTTATGGAGTTTGACCCGAAGTATTGCGATGTGATCGTAAAACGGTGGGAGAACTTGACCGGAGAAAAGGCGGTGCTTCTGCATGACTGATGCTCAGGCGACTGCGCGGAGGATGTTGAAGAAAAACCAGCAGTATTTATCCACACAGCAGATGAAAACACTGAACGGGCTGATTAAGTCCGGCGATATTACAGGGGCCATGAATGGCCTGCATACATTGGTGGCGAGAAAGCTGACTGCGAGAAAGGAGGGCGCATATGGCAAGGCCAAGAAAGGAAATAGATCAGAAGCAGTTCGAGAACCTCTGCGGCCTGCAATGCACGCTTGAGGAAATCTGCGGCTGGTTTGATGTGACCGATAAAACATTGGATAGTTGGTGTAAACGCACCTATCATGCCAGTTTTTCCGAGGTATTTAGGAAAAAGCGAGGAGCGGGGAAGATTTCACTGCGTCGGAGTCAGTGGCAGCTTGCGGCAAAGAACGCAAGCATGGCTATTTGGCTGGGGAAACAGTACCTTGGGCAGCGCGATATTGTTGAGCTGGGTTTGCCGACTGATAACGCACAGGAGGATGCTTTGAGCGTGAGCCTGCGTGAAATGGCAGAAGGGTTGGAGAGCGATGATTAGCCCGAGGCAGCAGAAAATCCTTGCTTTCCCCTATTCCAAGTATGACGCGCTGATCTGCGACGGCGCCGTTCGTTCCGGCAAAACCTCCATCATGATGTGGGCGTTTGTCCGCTGGGCGATGGAGAATTTCAGCGGTCAGCGCTTCGGTGTGTGTGGCCGCACGGTGGATAGCTGCACCAAGAATATCATCGTGCCGTTCACAGCGATGAGCCTTGCAAAGGAACGCTATATCATCCGCTGGCGGCGCGGCGACAAGGTGATGGAAGTGCGGCGCGGCGCCGTGACGAATTACTTCGAGGTGTTCGGCGGCAAAGACGAGGCAAGCTACACGCTGATTCAAGGCCGCACGCTGGCGGGTGTGCTGCTGGACGAGGTAGTATTGATGCCGCGTTCATTCGTGGAACAGGCGCTGACCCGCTGCTCCGTTGACGGTGCAAAGCTGTGGTTTTCCTGCAACCCGGGAAGTCCGCAGCACTGGTTTTATACAGAGTGGATACAGCGGAACAAAGAGCGGAACGCGCTGTATCTGCATTTTGAAATGACGGATAACCCCGGATTATCTCAAAAGACGCTGGAACGCTATCAGGCAATGTTTTCCGGCGTGTTCTACGACCGATACATTCGCGGCTTGTGGGTGGTGGCCGAGGGCCTGATCTATCCCATGTTTGACGAAAGCTGCATTGTGGACGAGCTGCCGAAAAAGGGCGAATACTATGTGTCCTGCGACTACGGCACGCTTAACCCATTTTCTGCTGGTTTGTGGTGCTGGGACGGCAAGACGGCCACCCGCATCCGGGAGTATTACTACTCCGGGCGGGAAGAACACAGAAACAAGACTGACGAGGAATATTATACGGAGTTGGAGAAGCTGGTGGGAGAGCTGCCGGTGATAAGCGTCATCGTGGACCCGTCGGCGGCGTCCTTCATCGAGGTTATCAAGCGGCACGGGAAGTTCAATGTGCGCAAGGCGGTCAATGACGTGCTGCCGGGCATCGCCACCACGGCGAGGTATCTGCGCAGCGGTGCGCTGAAGATACACAGGTCGTGTAAAGACGCCATTCGGGAATTCGGCCTCTACCGCTGGGACGAAAAATCCACAGAGGACAGGCCAATTAAGGAGAACGACCACGCGATGGATGATACACGTTACTTTGCAATGACAGTATTGCGCCGGAAAGTGCGGGATGATAACGGGGAGAAATACATCCCCCTGTGGGAGAGGTGATAGCTTGCTGACATATCAGGACTTGCTCGCCGTGGGCGAGAACGAACAGGACCGAATGGATTTTATCCGGCGGGTCATCAATGAGCACAAAGGCTCTGCGGCTTACCGGTTCGCGGTAGACGCACAGCGATATTACGACGGCGAGAATCCCACCATCAGCCGGTATGAGAAGATCATCTATGACCTTCAGGGACGCGCCCACCGGGACATGTACACGGCAAACCACAAACTCATGTCAAGTTTCTTTGGATTTGTCGTGCGGCAGGAGGCAAACTATCTGCTGGGCAACGGCGTGACCTTTCAGAAGAGGGAGACAAAGGCCAGACTGGGCGCTGACTTTGACCAGCGGGTCAAGGACGCAGGCAAGAGCGCCCTGGTATGCGGCGTGGCGTTCGGGTTCTTCAACCTGGACCGGGTTCAGGTGTTCGAGCTGACCGAGTTTGCGCCCCTTTACGACGAGGAAAACGGTGCCTTGATGGCCGGTGTGCGGTTCTGGCAAGTGGCAGACGATAAGCCGCTTCGTGCCACGCTGTACGAGCTGGACGGATACACCGAGTACATCCAGCGCAGCGGGGAGAACATGACCGTGCTGACGGACAAACAACGGTACAAGGTCAATGTCCGCACGGACGGCCTGGGCGCGGAGACCATTCTGGACGGTGACAATTATCCTGGATTTCCCATCGTGCCTCTGAAAAACGGCAAAAACTGCCGGTCGGAGCTGCGGGGGCGGCGGAACACTGTGGACGCGCTGGATCTGGCCTGTTCCAACATGGTCAACAACGTGGACGAGGGCAATCTCATCTATTGGGTGCTTACCAACGCGGGCGGCATGAATGACTTGGACGACGTGAAGTTTTTGGAGCGTATCAAGACCCTCCACGTGGCCCACACCGATGACGAAGTGAACGCGGAACCGCACACCATCGAGGCCCCCTTTGAGGGCACCAACGCAACTATTGACATGCTCAAGCGCAAGCTGTACGAGGATTTCCAGGCGTTTGACAGCGCCGCCGTGAGCGCGGGAAATCAGACGGCCACGGCCATCAAGGCCAGCTATGTGCCGCTGGATCTAAAAGTGGACGACTTCGAGAGCGATGTGACCGACTTTATCCAAGGCCTATTGACGCTGGCTGGGGCAGACGATACGCCCAGCTATACACGCAGCCAAATTGTGAACAAGAGCGAGGAGACCCAGACCGTTCTGATGGGAGCGGAATACTACGATGACGAGTACATCACCAAGAAGTTGCTAACCATCAATGGTGACATTGACCAGTACGAGGACATGGCAAAGCGGAAGGCGGCAGAAGAGATTGACCGGAGCCAAATGGAGGTGGAATGATGGGAGCAATATCTAAGATTGCTGAAAAGTGCATGGCGTGCCCCAACGTTGATAAATGCTCTCACAAGCGGATGGAGGCATGCGCCAATTACGAGCATAGGAATATGGCCGAATCACTAGCGATGCCATCAAAATCAGATATGGCAGCCACCGTTCTCCGCGAAACGGTCAATACGATTGTCGATGGGCAGGTTGTGAAGGTTTACAAGGACGAGATTGAAAAAACACTATATAAGCACTTGTATGATGGCTTGGGTTGCGGATTTATCAATGGCGCATAGGGTGGCGAGATATGGCGAAAACGGACGAAGGCCACAAGCTGACCGACAAGGAGCTTTCGAAGCTGGAGCGGCGCATTACGAAACTTTACCGCGAAGCCGGGAAGGAATTGCAAGGAACCATCGACGCATATTTTGAGCAATTTAAAAAGCGCGATGAGGAAATGAAAGCGCTGATCGGCACGGTGCAGAACGGAAAGGAATGGACAGAGGCCGACTATAAACAATGGCGGCTCAATCAGATCGGGCGCGGAGAACGCTATCAGGCCATGCGGGATAAAGTGGCGCACCGCGTGACCGACGCAAACGCCGTGGCGGTGTCCTATACCAACGATGCAACGCCCGGTATCTACTCCCTCAACCGCAACTATGCGGCGTACACCATCGAGCAGGTCGCGGGCAACGTCGGCTTTGACCTGTGGGACGAGCAGACGGTAAAGCGGCTTATGGTAGAGCAGCCGGACTTAATGCCGTATTACCCGCCAAAGCGAGCATTAAAGCGCGGCATTGACCTCGAGTATGGCAAAAAGCAAATTACCAAGAGTGTCACCAGCTCCATCTTGCAGGGAAAGAGCATTAAGCACATGGCGGACGACCTGCAAAAGCGCATCACCACCATGAGCCGCGATTCCGCCATCCGCACGGCCCGTACCGCCGTGACCGGCGCGCAGAACGCCGGACGCATGGACAGCTACGCGGCGGCGGAAAAGATGGGGATAAAGCTCAAAAAAGAATGGTTGGCTACGCTGGACTCGCGTACACGCCACTCTCATGCCATGCTTGACGGCGAGCGGGTAGCCCAGGACAAGAAGTTTTCCAACGGCTGCCGTTTCCCCGGGGACCCGCAAGGCCCGCCGTGGGAAATCTACAACTGCCGCTGCACGCTGATTGCCGCCGTGGAGGGCGTAGATACCTCTACTGCGCAGAGACGCGCCAGGAACCTCGCTACGGGGCAAACAGAGGTTATTTCGAATATGACCTATGCGGAATGGGCGGGGACAAAGCCTATGTACGATTCGGCTGGATCGTGGATTTCCACAGAGAATATGCCACATATTGATTCGCAGTTCACAAGGTGGGGTGATTTTTCTGAATTAGTATATGATTTTGATTCCGGAGGAACGGTCAGAGAGAAACATCCTGAGTTTGCAGAGCGCGCGGAGCGTTTTGATGGCGTTATTGCACAACTGCAAGAAAAATACCCGCTTGATAAAGACCTTTATATTGGCGATTTTGATGGGGTGCAATTCCTCCTTACAGATGTACAACGGCTGCGAATGAATCAAGGTGTTGCCTCTGGACAACATTGGATAAACCCAGACACAGAAAACAACATAATTGCATTTTCACCCGCCGGGGTAACGTCTACTTTCGACAGCGACTTAAAAATGAGAGCAGAGAAAATAAAAAAAGGCGAAGTCCTTTCTACGGTTTTTGATAATTCCCCAGAGGGTTTGGCGATACACGAGTATGGGCACGCAATTAGCAACGGGCTTACTCGTGGGATTGCCTATGATGACCCTGTATCCGTAGAGTATTGGAACTGGTATAAGAGTTTATCAAAAGAAGATATCAGAAAAGGAATAAGTAGTTATGCGGCTACAAATAGGGGGGAATTTGAGGCAGAGTGCTTCTGCGACTTACAAACAAACTCTCCGAGGCCGTTATCAAAAAAGTTTGGCGAATTCCTTGAAAAATCCAAATATACTGGTTACACTGGAAATAGCAATGCGGATGCAGCAGAGCATTTGTCTTTGAAAAAAGATGTGTTTGGGTGCAAACCCATAAAACTATCCAAAAAAGAATATGCACATGTAATAAGCGAATTAGAAACATGGATGAAACCAGAGGACCGCGAAAGCGTAATTGTTTCTAAACTGGTTGGGAACTACAGTTACACTTTTGTATTTGATGGGGTAAGTTACAAGTGCATTAAAAAAGCAAAGATTGTAAAGGGGTAAGGACAATGTTAAGCGGGATGGCGAGGGAAACGTATAACAAGTTAGCGGAACGGCTCCGGGGAATTGATGAACGGGACGATTTCGTGCTTGGCGTGATTGCAAATGCAGGAACGGTTGAAAATTGGAAAAACATAATCGAATTCATTGATAATAACCCAAACGAAGCAGATTACGAAACTGTTCTTGCGTATTCTGTCTTAATTGACGATATGACGGAGCATACACATGAATATTGAGATCCAAGACCACAGTGCGGAGGTTTCCGCTGAAATCAAGGCGGCACTGCTGCGGGGCCTTGAAAAGATCGGGCTGGTGGCAGAGGGATATGCGAAAAAGCTGTGCCCTGTTGACACTGGCAACCTGCGGAACAGCATTACCCATACGGTAGATGAAGGCGAGCCTGCGGCGTACATCGGGACGGATTCTGAGTATGGTGCGTATGTGGAATTAGGTACCGGCATTTACGCCGAGGGCGGCGGCGGACGGCCGACGCCGTGGGTGTATCAGGACGATGAAGGTCACTGGCACTGGACGGCTGGCAACCCGGCACAGCCGTTCTTGAAGCCAGCGGTGGCCGACCACCAACAGACATATCGGAACATAATCGAGGATGAATTGAAAAATGGATGAAGGCATTATCAAGGCCATCGAAGCCATCACAAAGCGCGGAAACGACGCAGAGGTGCGGCGAAAAGGCGATGGGTACATCGTCTTAGAGGTTAAGAAAACAATCAAATACAGCACTCCCGCGCAATAGGGCACGGGAAAGGGCAATAGGAGCCAACTACTGAGATTTTCTCGGCGGTTGGCTCTTTCGTTTTCGATAAAACCCGCGAGGTACAGCGGTTTTTATACAATCTATCGCCGCGACGAACTGCGGACGAAGGAAAGGAAGATAGAACAATGGCACTTACACGCAAACTTTTGAAGGGGATGGGTCTCACCGACGAACAGGTGGACACCATCATCGAAGCGCATACCGACACCGTGGACGGCTTGAAGGCGGATGTGAGCCGCTACAAGGCGGACGCGGAGAAGTTGCCCACAGTCCAGAAGGAATTGGACGACCTGAAAGCCGCCGGGGACGGCGGTTACAAGGAGAAGTATGAGAAGGAGCACAAGGCCTTTGACGACTTCAAGGCGGACATCACCGCAAAGGAGACCAAGGCCGCCAAAGAAAAGGCGGTAAAAGCCTATTACGAAAGCAAGAACATCACCGGCGACAATCTAACTATTGCTCTGCGCGGCAGCGGCGCGGAGATCGACGGCGTGGAGCTGGACGGCGACAAGATCAAGGACACCGCCGCTCTGGATGCGCTTGTGAGCGGTGCTTTTGCAAAGCTGGTCTCCACTACCACCACGAAGGGTGCCAATATCGCAAACCCTCCGGCGGGCGGAAGCCCCGGCACGATGACGAAAGCGGACATCTACAAAAAGGACGATCACGGCCACTATATGCTGTCCGCATCTGAGCGACAGAAAGCGCTTATGGAAAACCAAATTACTTAACAAGAAAGGATGAATTACATGGCTGCTACGAAAGTTGAGAGCCTGACCAACCCCCGCGATTCCCTGCCCAATACCTATACCAGCGTGACCGCCCGAGAGGTGGATTTCGTCACCCGTTTCAATGACAACTGGGATGCGCTGCGCAACATTATGGGCATTATGCGCCCCATCCGCAAGGCCCCCGGCACAAGCCTGATTTCTTACACCGCTGATGTGGCCCTGGAGGACGGCGACGTCGGCGCTGGCGAGGTGATCCCTTACAGCAAGGCGACGATTACCCAAGCGACCAAGGACGACCTGTCCATCAAGAAGTATGCAAAGGCTGTTCCTATCGAGGACGTTGACAAGTATGGTGCAGAGATCGCGGTGGAGAAGAGCGACGACGCTTTTCTGACCAAGCTCCAGAATGTGGTCCTTGGCAATTTCTATACTTTCCTGAACACCGGTTCTCTCACCGGAACCGCCGCAACCTGGCAGGCGGCACTTGCAAAGGCTCAGGGCGAAGTGCTGAACAAGTTTGCTGGTATGGCAAAAGACGTTACCTCCGTTGTGGGATTTGCTAACATCCTGGACGCATACGACTATCTGGGTGCTGCGGATATTTCCGTCCAGACCCAGTTCGGCCTGAACTATGTCAAGGACTTCATGGGGTACTCCACGCTGTTCCTGTTGCCCACCACCGTTTCCGGCAATAACGCTATTGCTCGCAACACTGTGATCGCAACGCCTGTGGAGAACATCGACCTGTACTATGCAGACCCCGGCGACAGCGAGTTTGCCAGACTGGGCCTGAATTACACCGTGCAGGGCGAGACAAACCTGATCGGTTTCCACGCCCAGGGTAATTACAGCACCGCCGTGGGCGAGAGTTACGCCATCATGGGCATGAAGCTGTGGGCTGAGTACTTGGACGGCATCGCCAAAATCACGGTCACCCCGGCCCCTTAAGCGCGCGCCTCTCGGGGCTGACGATTGGCGCGCTGACACTGACTCCGGCGTTTGACCCAGACACGACGGAGTATACAGCCACAACGACAAACGCGACCAACACGGTAACCGCGACCCCGGAGGACGCAAGCGCCACAGTGACCATCCTCAACGGAGAGACGCCTGTTGAAAACGGCACTGCGGCCACCTGGGCGACCGGAGCCAACACTTTGACTGTGAACGTGAAAAACGGCACGGCGGAGAAAGTATATACCGTGACCGTAACCAAATCGGCGTAAAAGGAGGACAGCGTGATGCTTGAAACGGTTTTGCAGAATTTGAACAACTGGTTTTTAGTTCCGGACGGCGTCCACGCCGGGGAGTTCACTGTGCAGGGCGGGCAGCTCACGCTGCCCTTTCTGCAAACCGGCCAGTATTTCCGGGTGGTGGGTTCCGTATTCAATGACGGGCTCCACCAGTACCCGGTGGCAGACCTGACCGACGAGACGTTTACCGGCTCCGTGTGGGCGCTGGCTGTTCCGAAGGCGGTGATTGAATTGGCCGAAGAAATCGACGCATGGCAGACGAAGAACGGGGATCCAGGGCCGTTTACCTCAGAATCATTTGGCGGCTACTCCTACAGCAAAGCCACCAACGCCAGCGGCATGGCCGTCGGCTGGCAGGATGTATTCAAGAGCCGCCTGAACGACTGGCGGAGAATTAGGGGGATCTGATGAGCCTTTTAGATGATTTTTCCCGCACCTGTGTATTCATGGAAAAACGCCGGGTATCGGACGGTGCGGGCGGTCACTTTGTAGAGTGGGTGGAGGGCGCTGAGTTCACCAACTACCAGGCACTGGATACCTCCATGGAGGCCCGCAGAGCGGAAAAAGAAGGCGTGACCAGCCTGTATTCCGTCCTGGTAGACAAGGCCGTGCCCATCGAGTACAACGACGTGTTCAAAGACAAGACCACCGGCGAAACCTACCGCGTGACCTCAAATCCGGAGAACAAGCAGGCCCCCAAGTCCTCCACGATGCAGCTAAAATACTTTACGGCGGAAAGGTGGGCGTTGACCACATGACCAAAAACAAAGCCCTCTACGCCTGGTTCAACGAGTTCATGCCCTTCTACCGAGCGTCCAGCGTGCCAGACGATGTGGTCATGCCTTATGGCACCTATGAGTATATCGACAGCGCTTTTGATGCCGGGGAGGTCGGCCTGACGGTCAATCTGTGGTTCCGCACGGAGAGCGAAGCTGTCCCAGACGAGAAGGCCCAGGAGTTGTCCAAGCGCATCGGCTACGGTGGCGTGTATCTGCCCTGCGACGAGGGCTATATCTGGCTCAAGCGCGGTTCCCCCTGGTGCCAAAGCCTAACCTATGAGGAAGACCCGGCCATTAAGCGCCGGTACATCAACATTACCGCTGAATACCTGACATTCAGCTGAAAGGAGACCCAATATGGGCAAATTTACCGCGATCCCGCAGAGCACCTTTGAGGAATTGCAGCTCGACGCGGGTGTCATCCTGAAAAACTTTACCCCGGCTACTCCCACCGCACCGAAGGACGAGGACATTGTGTGTGCCACAACCGGCGGCATCAATGTGTCTTGCGTCCCTACTTACTCCGACATGGGAGAGGACGTGGACAACTGCCCTGTGAATATGATGGAACTGAAGCATCTGGACGGTTGGGATTGCAAGATGGCCTTTACCTCCCTTGGAACATCCACGGAGTCCATCCGGCTGGCCCTGGGCGCGGCAGACATTGACACTACCGACAGGAGCAAAATCACCCCCCGGCGAGACCTGAAGCAGACCGACTTTGCAGACCTGTGGTGGGTTGGCGACCGGGCCGACGGCGGAATGGTGGCTATCTGCCTGAAAAACGCCCTGTCCACCGGCGGCTTTACTCTCCAGACCACCAAAAACGGCAAGGGCCAGGTGAGCGTGGAGCTGACCGGCCATGTGTCCATGTCCGCTCAGGACGAGATGCCCATGGAGTTTTACAGCGCGGCTCCTGCGGAGGTGGGCGGCTGATGAAACTATCTGACGTAAAAGGTGATCGCACCCTGGAAGTAATCGCAGATCTGATCGAGCCAATCTGCAACATTGCGGAGGACGAGAACGCCGCCGCCCTGTTTAAGCGGGAACAACTGCCGGATGGCATGACAGCCAAGAAGTTCCTTTTACAGAAGGCAAAAAAGGCCGTTCCCGCCCTTCTGCGCGGTCATAAAGGCGATGTAATCTCCATCCTGTCCTCCATTGAGGGAACAAGCCCGGAGGCTTACACGGGCGCTCTGAGTCTGGTAAAACTGACCAAGGATTTTATTGACCTGATGACAGACGAAGCGTTCGCGGAACTTTTTATCTCAGCGCAGGGCACAGAAAAACCCTCTGGCTCTGCGCAGGAGAATACCGAGGCCCCCGTAGCGTAAAGGCGTTCCTGCGGTATGCCCTTGCCCGCGCCAAACAGGACAGCGTGGACAAGGCATACCGGGTCTATGTGACAGACGCGCTCAAAGCAATCGCGGAAAACACGGCGCGGTACGTGGGGGGCGGCTATATCAAGGCGCGGTATGCTGACCTCATAGAGCCGAATCCGGAGGAAACCAGGACGCCGGAACAAATCGTTGACCGAATGAAAGAAAAAATCGCAAAGGTCGGAGGTGAGGACGATAAACGTGTTTGACTTGTATGCAAAAATTACGCTGGACACCAGCGGATACGAAAATGGGCTGGACAATGCTTCCGGCAAAGCGTCCGGCTTTGCCGACAAGTTGAAAAGCGGCCTTGCTACTGCGGCAAAGGTGGGAGCTGCGGCTTTGACAGCTGCGGCTACTGGCATGGCGGCGCTGACAAAGGCGTCCATTGACCAATATGCCGAGTATGAGCAATTAGTGGGTGGCGTCGATACCCTCTTTAAGACTGCATCGGACAAGGTGCAGGAGTACGCCGCAAACGCATACAAGACCGCTGGCATGAGCGCCAACGAATATATGGACACGGTGACCAGCTTTTCGGCCTCCCTGCTCCAGAGCCTTGGCGGAGATACAGAAAAAGCAGCTCAAAAGGCGGACCAGGCCATCACCGACATGGCAGACAACGCCAATAAGATGGGCACCGGCATGGAGATGATACAGAACGCCTATCAGGGTTTTGCAAAGCAGAACTACACCATGCTGGACAACCTAAAACTCGGGTATGGCGGCACCAAAGAGGAAATGGAGCGTCTGCTTGCGGACGCGGAGAAGCTGTCTGGGCAGAAGTTTGATATTTCATCTTACTCCGACATCGTAGACGCCATCCATGTGGTGCAGACGGAAATGGGCATTACCGGGACAACGGCAAAAGAGGCTGCGTCTACTATTCAGGGCAGCGTCAGCGCGGCAAAGTCCGCATGGAGCAACCTGATAACCGGCATTGCAGCCGACAACGCAGACCTTGATACGCTGATTGGCAATTTTGTCAGCAGCGTGGAGACGGCGGCTGGAAATATTATTCCGCGCGTTAGTGTCATGTTGGGCGGCATTTCACAGCTTGTTACATCTGCATCTACCACTATTATCCCGATGGTCATAACAACCATCACAGACAACCTGCCTGCGCTTTTGCAGGCGGCGGTTGCGCTTGTCGGCGCATTGGGACAGGGTATCATTGATAGCCTACCTGCAATTACGCAAGCAGCAATCGACATTCTTTTCTTCCTTGCGAATGGCCTGATAGAAAACCTGCCCACGCTTATTGACGGCATTGTGCAAGTGACCTTGACGATTGTGCAGATGCTGACAAGCCCGGACTTTTTGACGCAACTCATTGAAACGGCAATCTTGCTGATTATGACGCTTGCGCAGGGCCTGATTGACGCGATTCCGCAGCTTATCGCGGCAGTACCTATGATTATTGGCAACTTGCTCGCCGCAATCATTGTAGAGCTGCCGAACATTATCCAGATGGGCATTGATCTTCTGTTTGCGCTGATTGACGGAATTATCAAGTGCATCCCGGAGCTGGTCGCGGCAGTCCCTACGCTGATTATTGCGTTCGTCAACGGCATCGTGAACAACCTTGACAAGATCATCCTTGCAGCGCCGCAGATCATTGTATCGCTGATTACCGGCATTATCGGGGCAATCCCGGAATTGATTGCAGCCGTCCCGCGCGTTATCGCTGCTATTGCCGACACAATCAGAAACTACGACTGGGGCGGCATCGGTAGAAACATCGTTCAGGGGCTGAAAGACGGTATCGCCGGAATGTGGGACAATATCAAGGATTGGTTCAACGAAAAGGTGAATAGCCTTGTCGGCGGCGTGAAGCGCATTTTGGGCATCCACTCCCCTTCCAAGGTCTTTGCCGGAATCGGCGGTTTCATGGCCGAAGGTCTGGGCGAAGGCTTTAGCGATGAATTCGCGGCTGTGAAAAATGACATTGAAGGCAGCATGAATTTTGACGCTGGAACCATTACAGCAGATGCAAACATCAGCAGAAACTATACAAGTGGCTCTTACGGAGCGGCAAGCACAAGCGGGGGTGGCGATTCCGGCAGAATTGTAATGCTGCTGGAACAGTATTTGCCTATGTTGGCAAATATGAAAGTCATCATGGACAGTGGACAGGTTATCGGTTTGCTTGCCCCAGGCATGGATGAAGAACTGGCCAAAATCAATGCAAGGAAGGCAAGGGCTGTATGATAGGAAAAGTATTTTTTGACGGAAAAGACACTTACACAGAATACGGCCTGCTTCTTGCGAGCAAGTCCATTTCTTTGCCGGAAGTCCGCACGAATATGATTGATGTTCCGGGCCGGGACGGTCTGCTGGACGCTTCCGAGGTGTTGACCGGCGAAGTGACCTACAAAAACCGCACCATTGTACTGAAGCTCACCGGCGTGGACACGGTGAGCGGCAAGAAATGGCCTGCCACGATTTCTGACTTCTGCAACAAAGTCCACGGCAAGCGCGTGAAAGTGACCTTCCCCGAGGACACCGCCCATTATTACAGTGGGCGATGCTCCGTTGGGCGGGTGGAGCTTGTCAAAATGATGCAGACCATCCCGGTCACAGTCAGCTGCGACCCGTGGAAATACAAGAACGCAAAAACCACGGTCACGGGGACCGTGCCCGAATCGGGCACGCTGTCCCTGACTCTGACCAATGAGTGCCGGTCGGTGGTGCCCACCGTGGAGGTGTCGGCGGCTACAACGCTGACCTTCGGCGGCAAGGACATCGCGGTGGCAGCCGGCAGCCATCGCAGCCTGGATATCCGCCTGGCAGCCGGCAGCAACACCCTTGCCGTCACGGCCGCAGCCGGGACCACGGTGTCCGTCACCTATCAGGAGGCGTCGCTATGAGCTACACTGGCGCGGTATGCGGCAAGGCTGTTGCCGGGCTTGCTGTCTGCGGCACGGATCCCCAGGAGACTACGCAGGAGTTTGTCGGTTATCAGCTGCGTTACGGGGATTACATCCTGTACGATCCGCGCGGCGCCAACGAGACGGACCGGCTGTGCGCCTCGGCGGCGTCGGTGGACCTTACCGCCGGCAAGGCCGGGAGTATGGCGTTCTCTCTGCCGCCGGATCATCCTTACCGGGACAAGCTGCCCTATATGCGGCCCGGTCTGGAACTGCTGCAGGGCCGGTATGTGGTGTGGCGGGGCCGCATTACCTCCCAGGTGGGCGACTTCCGCAACAACCTCAACGTTACGGCAGAGGGCGTCATGGCGGTGCTCAACGATTCCACCGTCCCCCCGTTTGCTTACCCGGACGATTTTGCGGAGGATGCGGGCTATCAGGCGGCTGCCAACAACGGCAACGTGGTAGATTTCCTGTTCCGCTGGTTCCTGGCCCAGCACAATGCCAAGGTATCTGCGGATCAGCAGATCAAGCCGGGCGTCTGCACCGTGACGGACGCCAACAACTACATTGCCCGCGGCTCCACCAAGTACCTCACCACCATGGAGGCCATGACCACCCGCCTTACCGGCTCCGCCCTGGGTGGATACCTCCTGATGCGGTACGAGGCGGACGGAAACTATCTGGACTATTACGCGGACCTGCCGCTGACCAACGCCCAAGCGGTGCAGTTCGGCCAGAACCTCCTGGACCTGGAGCGCCAGCTTACCGGCACCGGTATCTACACCGCCATCCTGCCGGTGGGCAAGGATGGCCTGACCATCACCGAGCTGGCCGACGGCGACCTGACGGCCGACCTGGTCAAGGAGGGCCCATACGTCTGGTCCCGGGCCGGTGTGGTAAAGTACGGCTGGATCTGTCCCGGTCCAACGGACTGGCAGGACGTCACTGTAGCCGGAAACCTCCAGTCCTACGCAGCGGCCCGGCTGGCTACCTCCGGCTGGGCGCTGGAGGAGTCCATTACCTGCAAGGCCATTGATCTCCACGTTACAGACGCCGCTGTGGCCGCCTGGCGAGTAGGCCGGTATACCATGCTGGCCACCACGCCCCACGGCATCCGGGCGGCCATGCCTCTGCTGCAAATGCACATTGATCTCTTGGACCCGGCGCAGACCACCGTCACCATGGGCCGGACGCGGCGTACCTTTACCGGCGACGTGGAGGACGAGCGCAACCGCGTATCCCAGGGCATGGAGGAGGTACGACAGGAGACCGAGGAGCGGATCAACACCGTGCAGCAGATCCTCACCGAACGTATGACGCAGATTTCCCAATCGGACCGGCAGATCCTCCTGGAGGCGCTGGAGCAATATGTGGAGATCGGGGATTTCGAGTCCTACAAGCGTGTCATGGATGCCACACTGGCCGTTCTCCCCGACCAGATCCGCATGGAGGTCTCTGAGGAGATCACCGAGCAGGTGGAGGACGCCACCGGCGATATCCGCCAGACCGTACACACCATGAACCAGTACATGAGTTTCACGGCGGCCATGGGCATGCTCCTGGGCAGCGAGGGCGACCCCGTAAAGGTGCAGATCAACAATCAGGGCCTAAACATCCTACGAGAGACCCTGGCTCTGCTGTCCATCAACCAGCGGGGCGTATATACGCCGTCGCTGTACATCCGGCCCATGGATCCGGACGACCCCACCGCCGGGTGTCTGTATCTGGGCAATCTGGTGGTCCGGGTGGCCCCGGACGGCTCCGTGATAGGCCAGAAGGGAGTGAATGCCAATGGGTGAGCTGTACGGCTCCAAATCCACATACGGCTGGCGGCTGTGGCTTGGGTATACCATCCAGCAATCCCGCAGCAGCAACCGCAGCACCATTGCCCTTGCGCTACAGATCTACGACGGCACCGGCGAGAGCTACAACCAGGCGGCTAACAGCTGCTACTATGTGCTCCAGGGCTCCAAGGTATACCACCCTTACAGCTACAAGGCTAAGGGATGGTATGACCTGGGTACCAAGACCATCACCGTGGATCACGATTCCAAGGGGGAGGCATCGGTAACGCTGTCCGCTGAGTGGCACAGCGGCTTTACCTCTCAATGGACGCCAGCGTCTCTGTCTGTATCCGGCAAGGTCACGCTGCCTACCATCCCCCGGGCATCCTCTTTGGCGGTCCCGTCTATGACGCTGGGCAGCCCCGCCACACTGACCGTTACCAAGGCGGACAGCAGCTACACGCACCGGATCACATACGCCTGGGGCACCCACTCCGGTGTGGTGTCAGCAGAGACGGGCGCGACGTCCATTACCTGGACGCCGCCCCTGGACCTGGCCAACGATATCCCCAATGCTGCTGCCGGCGTGGGTACCCTGACCATCACCACATACAGCGGTGATACGGCCTTGGGCAGCCAGTCTTATAGCTTTACGGCATCCGTGCCTGCCAGCGCGGCCCCTGCGGCCTCTGTGGCGCTTTCGGACGCCGCCGGGTATGCAGATACCTATGGAGCTTACGTGCAGACCAAGAGCATCCTAAAGGCCGTCACGACGGCCAGTGGGAAATACGGGGCGACGATCAAGGGCTATACCCTGGCCATCTCCGGCCTGACGGCCACCGGGGCTACATCCACTACTGGCGTGCTGCCGGAGTCCGGCACGGTGGCCTATGCCGTCACCGTTACAGACTCCCGGGGGCTGTCCACCGTCATGCGAGGGACCATCACCGTGCTGCCCTACGCCGCGCCCGGTGTGCGCTCCATCAGCGCCGCCCGCTGCGATGCAGACGGCACGGACAACCCCGCCGGAGATCATGCCAAGGTGTCCTTTGTGGGCGCGGTGGCGCCGCTGGACACCCAGAACACGGCCGCCTATGTCATCCGCTACCGGGCCCAGGGGGCGGACGCCTGGAGCTCCCAGGCCGTGCCGGACGCCGCCGGGCAGTATACACCCAGCGCCTACGGCGTCATCCCGGCCGCGGTGGACACCGTCTATGAGGTGTGCATAGCCGTCACCGACGCACTGGGCAGCACGGCCAGCCTGATCGTGGTGCTGCCATCGGCGCAGGTGCTTTTCCGGACGGCGCCGGCCGTGGACGGTTTGTCCATCGGCCAGTATCTGACCGAGGCGGCCACGCTGATTGTGGGCGGACTCATCAAGCACCTGAAGCTGCCCGGTCCCGCGGCGGTGTTGTTCGGCGGCAAGTCCCTCCTGGATTATCTCCACCCCGTCGGAAGCATCTACCAGTCCACGGACTCAACGTCCCCAGAGGACCTGTTTGGAGGCACCTGGGAGCAAATCAAGGACGTGTTTCTTTTGGCGGCTGGCGACTCCCACGCGGCTGGCTCTACCGGCGGCGAGGAGGAGCACGTCCTGACGGCGGCGGAGATGGCAAACCACACCCACGGCTACGATTACACGGGCCAGAGCGACGCCACCGGCACCGGGGCCATCAAGATCGTGTCTCCCAATGGCACCGCCAACGCTTACACGGGCAAGGCTACGTCCAACTGCGGCGGCCAGGCCCACAACAATATGCCGCCGTACCTGTCCGTGTACACATGGCACAGGACGGCCTAAAGGAGTGTATTACATGCCTGATATCAGCATTACCGTCACCGATAAGCGCCCGGTGTGCACCGCCGGGACAACCATCGTGTGCGACAACAGCGATTATATCGTGCACTGGGACCTGGACGCAGAGTGGAGCGCCTACGACACCAAGACCATGCGCGTGATCTACATGGACGGCACCTACACCGACACCGTGTTTACAGGTGCCAGCGTGGCTCTGCCTCCGGTGCCTGTGCCCGGATGTGTGCAGATCGGACTCTATGCCGGGGACATCCACACCAGCCGCATGGCGCTCTTGCGGGCGCTGTCGTCCGTGCGGTCTGCCAGCGGCGCTCCCGCCAGCCCCACGCCGGACGTGTACGACCAGCTGATGGAGCTTATCAAGGGGATGGGTGGCGTAGACCAGGATGACATCGCCAAGGCGGTTGCTGATTATCTGGCCGCGCACCCGCTTAAGGCAATTGCGGGATAAAGGAGGATTACAGATGGCGCTTACAAAGAGAAATTATGTGAGTGGAGAAACAGTTATAACCGCGGAAAACTTAAATGAGATACAAGATGCAATTATTGCATTAGAAGGCACTGATGGTGATGACGGCACTCACCCCGCTTATTATATTGACCTTGCTGGCAATTACCCCAACTACACCTGCCCGGTGGCTATGGCCGACATCAAGGCAGCATATGAGGCTGGAAAGGTACTGGAATGCCGGTGCGCGATGGGAAAATACACCGCAACGCTGCCGCTATTCATCCCAATGCCCATCGCAAACACATGGATATTTTCCGGTGCAGGTGCGCTGACCGCAATGGAATTTCCGGCGCAATCGCTGACTATCGCCATCGTCAATGGCACCGTGCAGGCAAGTGATACGCAACTGGCATCCAAAGATGATATACCCGCCGCTCTGCCCAATCCCAACGCTCTGACGGTTAAGATTGGCAGCACTACCGTGACTTATGACGGCAGCAGCGCACAGACCGTGACGATCGCTGACGGCACGGAGGTGAGTTACTGATGTCAAAGAAACTGTATGAAGAAGCGTCTGTGCAGGCGATTGCCAACGCTATCCGCGCGAAAAACGGTGAAAAGACCACCTATAAAATCGGCGATATGGCGGCGGCTATCGCGGCTATTTCCGGTAGCCCCATTGTGGACAACAGCTTAGAAAACACTGTCCAGTACCGCCAGATGAATGCGACGGCGGCGGAGTTTATTGCCAATGTAGACTACAGTGAAAACGCAGACGATTACTCCGTTACGAAGGTCACGCCGTATTACTCGGCTACGACGGCCTACAGCAAGGAAGAACCGGATGGGTTGAAGATCAAAGTTCCGGCCAACACCGCACTCACGGTTGCACAGGGCGGTAAGACCAGAAGCGACGTGGTTTCCGGAGCTGGTGTGATCTACAACATGGAGCCGCTGAAGGCCGGTACATTCGCTTTTGGCGGAAAAACCTACAAAATTGTGCCCGAGGGCGGTGTGCGTATGATCTACACGCCCAGCGTGTGGAACGTCCGCGATCTCGGCGGCTGGGCTTGTACCGGTGGCCGCGTGAAATACGGGAAGATATTCAGAGGCGGCAACTTTGGCAGTATTTCCGCCGCCGACAAGGCAACGATTGTAGACTGGCTCGGCGTTGCAACGGATATTGACCTGCGCAACAACGGCGAAACTGGCGGCATTACTGCATCCCCGCTTGGCGGCAGTGTAGAGTATTATCACCAGTCGCTGGATTTCTATGCCAACGCAGTCAGTACCAGCGCAGCCTCAGCCCGTACAGTTTCCGTGGTCAAGAAGGTGATGTCCTGTGTAGCTACAAACAAGCCATGCTATTTCCACTGCATGAGTGGTGCAGACCGGACGGGAACAATTGCCTACCTTCTGCTTTCATTGTTGGGTGTATCTCAGAGCGACAAGGATAAGGAGTACGAGCTGACGGCGTTTTCAGACGAGGCAGATGGCAAACGGTTTAGAAATAGCAACTATAACGTGACCAATGGAAACGGATGGTATCCGCTTATCAAGTATTTTCGTAATAATTTTACCGGCGAGAACGACAATGAAAAGGTTGTGGCGTGGGCGGTTGCCAATGGTATTACCTATGCGGAAATCAACGCTTTTCGCGCGGCCATGATTTCTGGGGACGCTGGAGAAGTTGTTGTGCCGCCGCAGGAGTACACTGTGACCAATACCCTCACTGGCTGCGCCAGCAGCAACGCTGCAACGACCGTAACCGAAGGCGATGCCTACTACGCGGCCATTACTGCAAACAGCGGATATACAATGTCCGGCGCGACAGTTCGTGTCAAGATGGGCGGCACTGATGTAACAGCGCTGTACTATGCAGATGGCATTATCAACATACCGGACGTCAGCGGAAATATTGAGATTACCATCGCAGCAAAAGTATATGTGCCAACGTATACCAACGTACTGCCGACAGCCGTAGACCCAGACACTAAGAGTGGCATATGGGACGGTAAAGGCTACCGCAATGGCGCGTATGCGTCCTCTGCAAAGCCGTACTATGGCACAGATGCGGCCTACTGGTGCACTGGTGCTATCGCATTGCAGCCGTCTGATGTCATCTATATCAAGGGCGCAACACTCGAAGGCAGCGGGCATGCACGTTTAGGTGCTTTTTCGGGAGCTACTGGCGGCTGTTATTTCTGCAAGGAGTACGCAAAGCTGTCCGGTATGGCCACGGTGACAAAGCTGGGCGACAAATACTACAAAATAGTGCTCGATACCAGCTACACAAACTATGCCTACATTGGCTACATCATGTTCTCCGCTCAGGGCACGGGCGATGGCGTTGTGGTGACCAAAAACGAGGAAATCTTATAAGGTGCAAAAAAAGGAGGGCGATTAGCCCTCCCGCTTGAGCGCCTGCGTTATCAGGTGCTCGATGTAGTTTGATACGCTGCGGCCCTCCGCTTCTGCGGCGGCCTGGATTTTCTCCTTGAGCTCCGGCGTGAGCCGGATGTATAGGCGCTCTGTCTTGGCCATCCTGTCCTCCATCAATCCATTGCGCGGCTGTATGCCAGCGACCAGACACCCTGCTGCTCCATCGACAGGCAGGTGTCAAAGCGAGCCTGGGCCGTGTCGTCGTCGATCTTGGCGTATTGCTCGGCTATAAGCCGCTCGATATCGGGGGTGCTTGCACGCATGTCGTGCAGTTTGTGGACGTAGCGCGAGGCCATTTTCAGCGGGAACCGCTGCGCGTTAAGTGTGTCCGTGAGATTGTCGCTGTCTGTGGCGCGATAGCAGGCGGCGTAGATGACGGCAAGCGCCTTGACCTGCTCGTTGGTCAGCTGTGTAGTCTTTGCCATGGTCGTAATCCTCCTTATCCAATGTCAACGTTGCGGCTAATGCGGGGCTGGTCGGGGTGGGCCTTGCTCCACGCATCCGCGAATGCGATGTCCGTAAACTCGATGTCGTCAGCGAGACGGAGCTTGCCGACGGAGGTGATGGCGTTTGCGACAGTTACGGCGGTCTCCCTGGTCATGGGGGCAAAGTAGAGGGACTTGGCGTACTTGACGATGTCCCAGTACGCGCCATTCGCTGCGTCGTCCAGCGTTAAGGTGTTCGCGCCGCCAAACCAATCCGCAAGGGGTACGCTCTCGCCGATCCGGGACTGCCAGTCGTCGATGATATGCATCGGGTTCCCGCCGAGGTTGTATACAAGCAGTCTGGCACTGCCGCTGTGGAGCTGGCCCATTCTCTCGATGATATCCATGATGTTGTCCTTTCCGGCCGTTTGGCCTGTCCGTTACCTTTAACTTGGTTATATTGTACGCCTATTGTGCGTACAAGTCAATCGGCGAAATAGCCAAATATTACACAAAAATTAAAGCAAAATCACAAATTGAAAGGAGCTATACACATGAAAGAAAACACGATCAAGGCCGCGCTGGCGGCCGCCCTGGGGGCGCTGTGTGCCTACGGGGTGCAGCTGCTGGTGCCGGTGCTGGTGCTGGTGGTGGTGATGCTGCTGGACTACGCCACGGGCATGACCAAGGCATGGAACGCCGGGGAGATGTCCTCCCGGGTGGGCCTGAAGGGCATCCTGAAAAAGGTGGGCTACCTGGTCATCGTCGCCGTGGCCGCTGTGGTAGACTGGCTGCTGCGCTACGGAGCCGACACCCTGGGCTGGGACTGGCCGGTGGAGTTCCTGTTTGCCAGCATTGTCATTATCTGGCTGGTGATCAACGAGATGCTGTCCATCCTGGAGAATGTGTCTGCCATTGGTGCACCGGTGCCTGGTTTCCTCCAGGCGCTGCTGAAAAAGTTGAAAGTACACACCGAGGATACGGCGGCGGACAAGCTGCCGGGAGAGGAGGACGACGACAATGAGTAAGCGAGTGTACATCAGCCCCAGCGACCAGACGGAAAACCGCTATGCCTGGGGCAATACCAACGAGCACGTCCAGTGCCAGAGGATCGCCGAGGCGGAGGCTGCCGCTCTGCGCCGCAGCGGCGTGGAGGTGAAGCTGGCTGCCTTCGGCACCACCATGGCCCAGCGCTGCGCCGAGTCCGACGCCTGGCGCGCGGACATCCACAACTGCGTCCACACCAACGCCTTTAACGGCAAGGTGTCCGGCACCCGGATGTTTTGCTACAGTGTCCCCGGCAAGGGGTATGATGCATGCAGGGCTGTGTTTGGCCAGCTGGCCCCGCTGACGCCGGGAACGTCTGAAAACATCCAGGCCAACCCCCGGCTGTTCGAGGTGCGTGTACCTAATGCGCCGTCGGTGTACTGCGAGTGCGAGTTCCACGACGCCGCCGAGGGCGCCCGCTGGATCGTGGAGCACACCACGGACATCGGTGAGGCCATCGCCAAGGGCCTGTGCGAGTATCTGGGCGCGGCCTATGTCCCGGCCAGGCAGGAGACTCCCAAGCCCGCCGAGCCTGCCCAGGGCGATACCCTGTACCGGGTACAGGTGGGGGCCTTCGCCGTCCGCGCCAACGCCGAGAAGATGCTCCAGCGTTTGAAGGACGCCGGGTTTGACGGTTTTATCCGGGAAGGTTCAAGATGATGTGAAGAGAGCGTCAAAGTAACGGGTTTAAAAATCTGGACGAAACCGGGGCAACGATGCGCCGACCCCCTGTTTCCGCCAAAGCTCCGCAAGTCCACGGCGAATATAATCGCCATGAATACAACTTACCGAGACATCCGCGCAAAGCTGCGCAGTATGGCCCCTCAGCGTGCCATTGATTACATCGCCGCGCTTGATCTTCCGGGAGACGAGGCGTTTTGCATCATCGCGTGCGACGTCAAGCAACAATCCAGACAGCAGGTGGCAAACAGGCTGTTTGCGTCGGTCGAGTATGTCAAGAAGCGCCGCCGCAACGGTTACCAAAAGATTGCCGACCATATCAAAAACCCATAAAGTAAAGACCCAACAAAGACCTTTTTCAGGCTCTTTGTTGGGTCTTTTTTGCTGTATTTTATAGATATACAAGGGGGTGCGGCGAAATGAGCGTAATGGA